TATCGAGTGTAAAGGTTACATCGCGCCCAGTTATTACTGTAGTTGGCATTTGGGTCTCCTATGCGGTTTGCTCGTAGCGGACGCTCAAGCGTATATCTGAAACTAGCAGGGTTGTAGTTCCTACTTCCGTTACCGAAGGTCTTTCGACTATTGATAACTCATACTTGGAAGCGTTTAGCGCTCCAAGAATACTGATTATTAATTGCTCTAAGTTGTCCAGAGCAGCGGCGTTGCTGAAATACGCAACGCAAGCAGTTATGGTGTAATTTAATTTGACGCGAGTAGTTGCTTTGCCTAAGACTTCAAGCTCCATATAGGGCGAGTCTGGAATGACGATAATTGCTGGGACTATTGGCGCTTCTGGAACTGAGTCATAAATATTAGCGGTGCATCCAGCCAAAGCAGTCTTAATCGCGCCTCTAACATCTGTAGCAATTGTTGATGCTGGCATTAGCCGACCATAGTTTCAACATCAAGATATGGGCCAAGTAAGCCAGTTACTTTGGCAAGTAAATTCTTAGATAGGCGGTAAGGGGTAACTGCAAAATCTACGCCTTCGATTGATCCACCAGCGGCGGTTCTGGATTGAAAGATTTCAACGGAGATAGCCAGAATAGCAGCTTCAGCATTGGGGTTTCCGACATAGGTCGATAATCCAGATAGCGCAGCGTTTCCTGCTGGGATGATATTTTTTTCCAATATGTCTGCATTGGTGATTGCGACTGTAAATACATAATCTGAAATTTCGTCATCGGTTACTGTGTGAGTGCCATTGAAAGGAGCTCCGCAGCCAGTAATAATTACGGATTGGCCTTCTGTGAATTCTTGAATTGTTGCAGTTTCAAAATAAGCAACATTATTTTCTAGCTTTACTTTGTTAATCTTGCTTTGGAAAGTAACTAGCATTGGGAGAACTAGATTCTCCGAGGCATCTACTATGTCGCCTAGATAAGCGTCTGAATATAGGGATGACGAAACGCCAAGTATTGTCCTAAGCTCTGTGGCCGTAACTATCGTTGGCATTTCGTCATCCTTTCAAGCAGTTAGGTGAGGGGCCAGCTCGGGAGCGGACTGGCCCTCACTTTTTTTAATTAACTACGCAACCATCCAACGATAAGCGCCAGCGCCTACCTTTGTTGCTAGTGCGCCATAACCATAGTAAGCAACTTTGATTTGACCAGTTGCTACCTGAGCAGTCTCCAAGCGGAAACGGCTTGACTCATACCAAGTATAAGCCTCTGGATTGATGATGATGATTGTGTTATCGCCAACACCAGAGCCAGTTGTGAGATTGCGATCTACGCGGAAGTTCAGACCGAGAAGATTTCCAGTTGCAGAACCTGCGCCGAGATTTCCACCTTGATTCATATTGCCAATCAAGTTCTGATAAATCGGACGGCCAGCATCAGCTAGATTCTGGATTGCGCCCCATTGCTGAGGTGATGCGATGATATTTTGTGCGAATCCAAGAGTGTTGGAATAGATTGAAACTCCAGCATCGGATACGAAGTCAAGAAGTCCAGCTGCATCAAGAGTGCGGTTTCCGCCATCTGTTCCACCAGCAATTAAGCCAGTTACTACTGCGACATCTGTTGCCTTTGCATAGGCATATTCCATTTGACGGACTAGCTCATCAAAGAAGGCTGGTGAAGAGCGGTCTAGAAGTTCTACTGAGAACTCTTGTCCGCCTGCATACTTCTTGACGGATACTGAAAGAAACTCAGAGGTCATTCCTGTCTCATCAATTGTTGCTTCTTCAGCTTCTTCTCCAACTGTTGGAACGGCAGTTAGCTTAGGAATTTCGAAGGACATCCCTGCATCAGGCAATACCCCCCGACTGACTGAATCTACTGCGGGCCTGTCGGCATTTGCTAGAGGATTGATTACCTCTGTTAGCTGGCGCACTGGAACGAGGCCGCTATTGTTGGAAGTTGTGTCGTCTGCGGCGCGAACATAAGCGCGAGCATCGTCATTTCCTAGAGCAGCGCGAACGCTCATCTCTAGATATTTTGCCTTGGTAAATTCAAGGCGAGGGGTTGTGTAGAAAGCAGGCTTTGGAGCTGCAGCTTCTACTTTGGCTGCTTCTACCGCTTCTTCAACGGCAGGAGCAGGAGCGGTAGTGTCGGACACTTGGTCTCCTTCGGTTGGTTTGTCTGAATCAGCGGTTGCCAAATCAGAATCTTCTTTAGGTGCTTCGTTCTCTGATGCTGCTACTTCGCTTACGCGAGCAGAATCAATTGCAGGATCAGTAACTAGAGAAACTTCATCTAGGGTTGCTGAAGTAATTTGCATAACGCCCTTATTGTTAGTCCATTCATTTATCTGAGCGCCTACGCTAAATCCATCGCGTAGCCCTTCAGTTGCTTCAACTAGAGCATCTTCTCCAGCCATAGTATTGGCAATCTTAAAAGTAGCTTCGATTCCGTTAGCAGTTACATTGTGAGAAACCATTTTGCCGATTGGGCGAGTTCTGTCGTGCTCAAGGAGCAACTTAACTGGCTTAATCTCAATGCTATCTGCTGCGAATACTGTTGGTCCTACTGAGGTATTGCCTTGCTCATTCCAAGTAACAATAGTCCCAGTAATTGTTCTCTTTATTGTGTCGGCAGCGGTAACTGCCATTGGCATATTAACCTTCATTTGGTATTAAGTCCTCTTCTCGCTGAATCTGCTCAACGCTCATCGCGCCAATGCGGTTTAGGATTTCATAAACTTGCGCTCTTTCTAATGCGTTACCGCGTAAGAAATCGTCAAGTGCAAAGCGCGTCATTACTGGATTAGGAACAAAGTCCGGTAACGATAAGCGTTCCTCAATTGCCTTAAGAATTGGGCGAAGTGAGAAATCAACTAATGAGCGCCGCTCGGACACCGCGTTTGAATAAGTCATAGAAGTTGTTTCGGCGCTCAAGAAGTAGGCAGGGATGCCGCAAGCTCTAGCCAATTCCAGCGCTACATATTGGCGAGCTTCAGCTAGTTGCATTGTTTTAGGATCAAAACCAAATTGTTGTAAGTCAATATCAGCATTGAGAAATGCCGTATTGCGCGACTGGCGCGCAGTTTTCCAAGCAGATAGCAAAGATGAAATTCTTTCGGCAGTTAAATTAGTTCCATTTGATTTTAGAACCATCATTGGAGAAGGCTCTTTGGCATAATTAACTGCTGCGTTCTCAAGATAAACTGCTGCGGTAATTGTTTTACCAGCTCTATGTAGCAATCCCTCATCTGGGCCATCGAATCGAATGATTGATCCAACGCCGTTCATTGGAACTTGATAACCATCAACTCGATAACCAGTAATTTCTGTGTTAATTGAATTTGTTTCAACAGTTACTCTGTCTGGACTAACGCGAGTCCAAGCTCTTACTCTGCCGCCGTCTGTGGCCGAATACATTTCTTGGACGATTCCGTAGCCGACCCCATATAGCCAAATATCTTCGGCCAACCAGTTGTAAATAACAAATCCTGCAACTCTTGGGTCAGGTTGATTAATAACGCGGTGCGGATCTACATATTGTCCAGTTATGCGGTTGAAAGTTGTTAAAGGTAATGAGCCGATAGTTCCGCAGATAATATTTCTAGCTCTAGCAACCGATGGAACAGACATCGCTATTGCTCTAGTGGTGCTAGTTGCTCCACCTAAAATATTATAAATTTGGTCTTGAATTTGAACTGGGGTTAATGCAGCTTGGACATCAATAGCCGATTTTTTTGCTTCGACTGTTGGAAATAGAAAATCTCTTATAGCACCCATTGCTTACATTGTAAGCGAGCCGACTTACACTATTTGAATATCTACTCCGCTTTCAGCCATCGTTGCATAGTGTGTCGCAAGGGCTGAAGCAATTGCTCCACAAATAGTCGTATTACTTACCTTGCGACCCATTACCCAACCGCCGTCACCGAAAGGGAGTTTGACGGCGGATAGGCATTGCTTGGTCAGCTCTTCCTGTCCCGAGTGAGCTAACCGCTGAGATGAAATTGCTCCCAGTAACTCATCGCAGCTTTGGGCATAATCAAGTCCATCAATTGGCTCAACCTTTATACCAGCTGGCGCTAACCTAGCTGCTACCGCTGACGCGGTTCTGGCTGAATAAGCAACTAGCTGGACTGGATATTTTCTAACCCATTCGGCTACATCATTAGCCATTGCTTTATCATCCAGATTGGCTGGGTTATGCCAAGTCTGCAGCAATATTACTTGGAATTTATCGCCTTCAAGTCTTTGGCTGGCAACTAGGGCAGCTTGCTTTCTATCAGGGCTTAAATCAATAGCCAGCCAAGTATCTGATTCAGGATTGAGTCGAAGCCCATCAACTTTGCAACTTTCCCATTGAGATGGATTGATAACTGGGTTTATCGTATCGACCCATTGACATAAAACTTCTGTGCGCACAATATCCTCGGGGTCTGATAAGACGGCTCGGATATTATCTGGATGGACTGTTATGCCAAGTGATGGATTGGCTTGGCAGACACCTAGCCAGAAGGTTGGCGAGTTGTCAAACTTTATGCCTTGAGGTGCTGACCATTCAAACCAGCCAATATCGTCATTACCGCCAAAGATGGCGGCCATTGCTCTTTCCCTAAGTTTATTTAGAACGATACTGTGTTGATCTCCAGCATTTGAATAAACCCATATTTGAGGATTGGCTGAAGCCATTTGCGTATATCGCAAGGCAGACCAGACATCTTCGTCTTTATATTCTCTAGCTTCATCTAGGTGTATCGTTTCTGGGGCTGCAATGCCTCGACCAGCAGAGTTATTGGCCCTGACTATATATCGGCGGCCTTCAGTAAATTGAAGCTCTTGAAATCCTTTACTTTCCAGCTTCTTAGTAAATTCAGCAGCTAGCCTAGGATTCTGTTCAATAATTCCATAGATTTTATAAAAGAGCTCTGCTGAAGTAGTTAGTTTATGGGCAGTATGGACTTGCAATTTCTCTTTTAATACATAGATTCTAAATAGGATTTGAAGAGCCATAAATGTGCTCTTTCCTTGTTGTCTCGCGCAGAGCAAGGTGACCACTGGATGCGCCCATCGGCCATCGGGTTTGTATTTAAGCGAGTGATGAGCCAGCCATTGCTGCCAAGGCATCAGCTCAAAGCCGATTTCTTCGCAAAATTTAATCATTTGCTCGCCGTAAGAAGGGTAATCATTGAGTTTTGTGTGAATTCTGGGTTCTGGCACACCTCGGTAAGCCGATTCGTCCCGGACTCGGACAATCTCGCCCAGTTGAGCCATTTCAATTGCTTTCATTCCTGATAGTGCCTAGCCGAGCCATTTTCAGGGAAAATCTTCCCAATGGGGGTCGTGGGTCTGGATGCGCGCTCAAAAAAGGTAGGGGTCATACGATCGCGC